TTGTGCAGTGCAGATACTGGGTCAGCGTCGCGCCTGCGTTATACCACCGGCGATAGGTCATCAGCGTATCCGCTGCCTGGAAGGTCGCGCCCAAAGGGTGGTCATCAAAGAATCCCGCCAGGGTGACGCCGCCGGTCAGTGCAACAATCGACGGGTCATAAATTTTCTTCACCGTGGCGTTATCGACGTTCACCAGAATATTACTGACCGCGCCGACGTCCGCCGCCGACAAAGTGATATCAGCACTCAGCGCTTTGTTATTTACTTTGCGGGTGGAAGGGACGCGGGTGTTGGCATTGTCATTGGCGGTCTTTACCGCCTTTGGCGTCGCCGCCAGCGTTTCGCTGGTACTGCTGACCGAGCTGTTAAGCTGCACAAAACCTTTTGCCGTCAGCGTACCGTCGGGATGGTTACGGGATTTTTCATGCGCCGCCAGCAGGTCATTCACATACTGCTCAGTCGCCATAATCACCGAGTCATCGATCAGCAGGCTGATAGCTTCGGTGTTGCTGACGGCAATCACCATCCGCAACGTCTGCGTGCGGCCTGAACCTTCCGCCAAAGTTGGCTTGTACGTGTCCGCCATATTACAGACGGCAATCAGCGCACCGTCGTCAGCAAACAGCCCCATTTCACGCATCCAGAAGCCGCCGACGCTAGCGGAGAGAACCGCCTCAGCAATCACCCAGTTACCATGAGTCGGATCCAGCTTTAAGGAATTGAGCGGCGTGCGGTACACCTCTTTAACCAGTTTGGTCTGCGTGGCGACGGGTGTGGTCGCCTTGCCGTTGCCGTCACCGACGGCAAGCTGCGTAATGTTGATGTCAGTTCCCGCCGCAATGGCTGCCGCAATGCGCGACTGCCCGAGCGTGGTGACAACGGATTTAAATGTGCTCATATCGTCCTCTTATGCGGGGTAAACGGTCAGCAGTTCGCCAAGGTATTGCGCCGCGCCGATGTAAACATCGCCTTTGATGTCCTGGGTGATGGTCAGCCCGATCAGATGGCGGCTGGCAGGTTTAGCGTCAGCAATCAGCCTTTCCATTTCTAAATACATTTCTTCGGTGATGCCGGTTTCCAGCACGCCGATATCCAGGCGAAACGTGCCGGGTTCGTCATTGGTTTCCCACCATTCGGTCACGTTAATCAGGTAGCCGAGCGGCTCCACCACGCGCCGGATGGCACCGATGGTTCCCTTGTGGCAGTGAATGAACCAGGCCGACTGAATGACGCGGCGCTTTGTGGCGACAGGCCAGTTTTCATCCCATCGGTCAACCGACAGCGCCCACGCCAGGTAAGGCAAAAACCTGGCCGGACAGGTCAGCGGATCCCAAAGCTGCCGCAGCGGCACTGGCACGTTTTCAAGCGCGGCGCAGGCGTCGGCGGCGGCGACCTCCAGCGCGGAGGAACCGGCGGGCAGCAGGCGATCACTCATCGTAACCGCCCACTTTCAGGGTGTAAGCGGTGCAGAATGACGCCTGCGTTTTATCCAGCTCGATGTCAGCGGCGGGGCTTTTCAGCTCCACCCGCTGCACGCCTTCAACGTGCAGCGCGGCATAAATGGCGGACAGCCGGATGTCGCGGCCTAAACGGTGCTGCGCGGTGGTGTAGGCGATAAGCTTGGCTTCGGCGGCTTCGCGGATGGGTTCGGCTTCCGGACCCGGGAACAGATACAGCACGGCATCAATGGTGTAACTGACCACGGTGGCAGACTGGACGGTCACGCGGTCAGCCACCGGGCGCACGTTTTCATCATTGAGCGCGGCCTGTACTTTCGCCAGCAGGTCGGCGGGCGCGGTGCCGTTGCCGGTCTGTGCCAGCACGGAAATCGTCACGCAGGCAGGCGACGGACTGATCACCGAAATATCCGCCACGCGTCCATCAGCCGAGCGCCCGTGATACTCATAGGAACCAACCGGACCGGCTACGCTCAGCCCTTCAAACGCCTGCTGCGCACGGATACGCAAATCAGCATCGCTTTCCATGACTGCCGCCACGGCGGGCACGCTGACCGTATCCGCAGGCGTGATCGTCAGGCGTGCCACGCTGAACGTGGCGGCGATATTGTCCAGGTCTGTTCCGGTGGCATAAGCCAGCATCACCGCCTGCGCCGCCTCGTTCACCCGCTGACGCAGGATCACTTCGCGGTAAGCGTTCTCCTCCAGCAGTTTGACAATCGGCTCAGACTCCAGTGTCAATGTGCGGGCGATGGCGGCCTGCTGGTCTTCCGGGTATAGCGACACCAGCGTGGCTTTGCGCTCCGCCAGGAGGATTTCGTAATCCAGCACCTCCACCACGTCGGGGGCGGGTAACTGGCTCAGGTCGATAGTTGCCATAATTCAGCTCACGGGTAGGGTTAAGGAAATGGCGGCGGACGTGTCTTTGCGGGTGCCGGTGAGTTCAACCACTGCTTTCCCGTCGAACGTCGTTTCAAAAGTGATGCCGGTCAGGGTTACGCGTGGCTCCCACTTGAGGATCGCGCTGTAACAGGCCGCCATGATTTGCAGGCGCAGCGCCGCATTCTGCGGGCGGTCAGTCAGCTCAGACAGCAATGAACCATAGTCACGGCGCATGACGCGGGAACCGACGGGCGTGCGCAGAATGTCGTTAACCGACTGCTGGACGTGCGCCAGGTCTTCGACGCTGCGCCCCGTGTCGCGAGCAAGTCCGATGTATTTTGCGTTCGTCATGACGGCACCTGCGTCTGACCGCCGCCCGTCTGGACGCCGCCGTGTTTATGGGTATGCACCACCACGCCGTTTGACGTGAGGCTGCCGCCGGAATGGGTGAGGTTCCCGGTCATCGTGCCGCCTTGTTTCACCTCCAGACTGCCCGTGGTGAGCTTTTTGGTACAAACCACCTCCGGCGTGTCGAGCGTGATGCGGGTTGATGCGGTGCAGGTGATATCCGGCGCGGTCACAGCAACCTTATCCAAGGCGTTCACCGTGGCGGACTTGATGCCGGTCGCCACCAGCGCGCCCGTCTTCGGTTCGTACTCGATTACCGCACCGTCAGGGAAAGTGACGTGTACGGCATCGGCTGACGCTGACGGCGCTGTAAATTCATCAGAGAAAACGCCAGGCATCACAAAGGCGGTATCCAGCTCGCCGCCCAGACAGAACAGCAGAACCTGCTCACCGGCGGACGGTGCCCACCAGGAACGGGCGCGCCCTGCGCGGGAAGTCAGCCAGTGCAGCCAGTCGGTGACGTTGCCGCCGGTGTTGACGCGACAAGTTGCCGCCTCTAAATCCACCTCGGCAACGGTGCCAATGCGGATCAGATTGCGCAGCAGGCGCGGAATATCGTTGTTTGGGATGGATGTATTCATGGATAAAAGAATGCCGCCCTGTCAGGCGGCATACAATTTGAGGCGGGTTGATGGTGGGTGGCACAACGATGTTAAAATTCGAATATCTGTAAAATAGTAGGACTGGGGAGTTGTATTGGTAAAACTCCCTGAATGAATATTTACCCCTTACTTTTTGGTATCACGGGTAACTTGCCATTTATTGTAAACTTGCTCAATTCTATGAGGTAACATTCTTTATCATTTTTACGAAGGTAAACAATTTTACTACTCTTTACTCCACAATCAGATACAAAACTCGCATCAGTTAGAATGGATAGCTTTAAAATAAATGGGGTGGCAGCACCAACTATACTAAAAGGCAGTATAAGTAAAATTAATAAAAAAGGCAGGCGCTCTAAGAAAAACATACCACGGCTATTTTCAATTCTCTCTTGTAACTTAATTGGCAATAGAAATGACGGTTGCTGATACAAACTTGTTAATGCCATGCCCAACATGCAAATAATAAAGACGATGATAAAAACAAGTATCAATGAAACAGGTATAGCTACAATGGCAGGAGAGAATTTCAGATAATCTTCACTTACATCCATTGAGTAACTAATGAGCTTGATTGAGATGATATATGATAAAAACCAAATAACCACATTAAAAAACTTTATTACAAAAAAGTTTTTTGCTATTGACATTAAATAATTCTTAATAGGCAGTATCATATATAATGATAGAGCGATCATTATTCCAAAACCTAAAAAGGAATTTATTTCTAACGAGATCCACAAAGACGCAACCATAATCGCGCATACGATTATATACCCTAGTGTTTTTCTTGTTTTTGAATTCATGAGATTTTTCCATTCTCGGCTAATTTAACGTTCGTAGTTGTATTAATTGAGATAGCACACTACCAAAAAAAATTGTTCTGTAAAAGATAGGTTGCGTTAATACTTAGAAGTAGCAAGTTTTTTTGTCAATTTAATTTCACTTTTAAATACTATAATTACCATTTTTAACTAAGTAACTTAATCAATTCATCTTCCACAATCTTCAGATTCTCCCCATCCAGCCCTAACAGCGGACGCGCCGGATACTGCATTTCTTTTGCACGGACAGACGGGCTATCCCGCAGCCCGTACTGATGCACTTTTGCTATCCGTTGCACCTGTCCGGTAAATTCCACCACGGCGTCGTCAGCGGTGCCTTTGGCTTTCATATATTTAGCAGTGCGCAATCGGGCAAACATCTCCCGCTTAATACGGCCTTTCTTTGCCCGCAAAGGCTGCGGACGGCGCGGTGTGAACGGCTGCCCCTCGGGCGTGATCTGCTCTTTAATGCGCTGCTGCTGGTGTTTGCGCAGACGCTTCGCAATGGTTGCCGCCATCGCCTTACGGCTTTGCGGTGACAGCGCCGCAATCAGTCCCGCCAGGCGGGTATCAAACGCTGACAACTCACTCATGCCACTGACTCACTAACTCGCCGTGCAGATACAGTTCACGCGGCCTTTCCACCGGCTCCGGCAGGGGCGGTTCTGGGAAATGCTCCACATACAGACCGGCATCAATCTGTTTGACGATCACGCGCTCGGTGAGTTGGAGATAAACGGCAATGTCATAGCTGCCATCATTGAGCATATCGGCTTTGAACTTATAGCCGGTTTGCTGTTTCTCTGGTGTCGCCATGATGTCCGGCTGATGCTCACGCAACCAGGCCAGAATAGGCACAATGATCAGATCGCAGTCCTGGACAAAGTCGGTAATTAGCAGTTCCACCTGATACTGATACTCAAACGAAAGCGAGCTGCTGAGCGTGGAAACAATACGCCCGTTATCCACAAACATCCGCAATGTGTCGGGGCTGGTTTGCAGCACCGGCACGGCGTCAGTTAAGGCTTTTCGCAGCTGTGCGGGTTTTAACACGGTGTTCCTCCTGGCATTGTTTGACCGCTTCCACCTGGAGGCCACAGGACGTCAGCGCGGCCTCCAGGTTTCTGACATCACTGCTCAAGTCGCCGTTACTGACCGGTGAGCTTGCCGGTATCGGGCAACTCGTTACCGCCGGACAGCCAACGTAAATAATCTGCGGCGCTGGCAAAGGCGGGACGTGAGTGCATCCGGCTAATACCATCAGGCAGACGAGCGCCATACCAGTCGCGCATTTCCTGATTTTCATTAAGTAACCTTTGAATGTGAACTTCACGGACGCGTGCCTGCTCACTTGCCCGTACGAGATGGGTGCGCAGGCGTTGTTCCTGGCGTTCCCGCGTTACGGCCTCATCGTTCAGGCGATTAATGGCGTTGTCGCGGCTTTCAATACCGGCGGACAGGGTGCCGGTAATGCGCTGCGCCTGGTCCGCTTCATCATGCAGGCCGCCGATACGCCAGGTTTGCAGCCCCGCCAGCGCGCAGGCTGCCAGCAGTAATAAAATTAAAATGCGCATCAGACTCCCCGCTGGCAGTAGGCAAGCTCATTCGCGCGGCGGCGCTCCAGGCCGGTGACGCGGACACCTTTCACAAACACCCAGCGCGGCAACTGTTCGCAGGCTTTTCGCCATTCCCCCTTGTTGATGAAAAATGCCAGGGTGGATTTACATGCCGCCGTCACGCCGACGTTAAACGCAAAGGACACCACGGCGTCATATACGGGCTGCGGCATGGCAACCGGCATACATCGGGCAATGCCTTTCTCCACCCGCATCACGTCTTCCACCAGGTTAACGGCGGCCTGACGTTCGCTGATTTGCGTTTGCGGCTTCACGCCTGCGGTGTGCCCAATGCCGTTTGTCCAGACGCCCGCGCTGCACTGATAGGCTGACAGGCGGCAGCCTTCAAAATCGGCAATCAGTGCCAGACCGGCGGCGGAGGTTTTCAACGTCGGCGTTTGCTGCAGCAGCGCGGCAATCGCCAGGACAGCGGCGACGGCGCAGCGTCTAACGATTGATGGCTGCATTTATGTCTCCTCTGACGCCCATTGCTTTCAGCAGGCGGTAAGTTTTGCGCCGGTAGTACCAGTTCACCAGGAAGGTCGCGACGCCGACGGCGGCACCGACTAAAAAGGCAATATCCTGCGGCGACATTGCGCCGAGCCACGCAAGAAAGGCCGCGACGCAAT